CGCAAGACAAATCTAAAAAGAACGACAAGCGTGGCAAAGGCAAAGAAGCTGCAACGCAAGACCAACTGCGTCCTCTAGGTGATGGTGTTTACGCAAACTCACGTGGCGACATTGTTGATCAGTCAGGTAAGTTGATTGCTCAGAATGGTTTTGCTGCTAGGATGTTTCAGACGAACCGACGTCTGAAAGCGCAGCTTGAAGAACGTGTCAACCAACTTAATGACTTGAGCCGTCAGGTTGGTGAAGTACAGGCACTATCTCGTTCAATTCAGCAATATGGCTTGGACAACAATGAAGTTGCTCAAGCATTGGATCTCGCTGGTCGTATGAAGCGTGGCGACGTCCTAGGTGTTGCTAAAGATGTACTTGCTGTTATTGCCGCAAAAGGTTACAATGTCACCGATCTGTTGGGATCGGAAGTCGGTGATAGCATCGAACTGAAAGCAGTTCGGAATATGATCGATGAACGGCTTGCTCCTATCACCAGACAGGAGCAACAAAACCAGCAACGTACAGAAGCAGAAAAGCGTGGCAAGCAGGCTTACGATCGCTTCGTTGCTGAGAATGAATACGCTGACGTTCATGCAAATGACATTGTGATGTTCATGAAGCGTGAAGGTATTGGACCGCAGCTAGCGTACAATCGCCTGTTGCAGTTTGCTTCTGTGAACCGATTGGACTTCTCTAAGCCACTTGGTCCGCAGATTGCGCAGCGTGTTCAGTTGCAGAAGCAGAGGCAGACGCAACAATCTAATAACCGTTCACAACAGAAACCCATGCCTAATGGAGCAGCAACCCGCAAGAGCGGTGCAGTTCCCACACAGCCGCTAGCTTCGGCTGATGATGATTGGGGAACTATCATCTCAGAAGTTCAACGAACGCTCGGCAATGCATAACTGTACATGTGTACACTTAGTGCATTGCTCATAGGAGTTATGCAAGATGGCACTCGACACTGTGCTTAATGCAACTCTCGAACGCTCGCGGAAAAAGCTGATCATGGCTTCTTTGAAGTCAAATGCTTTCATGGCTTGGGCTTTCTCCAATAAGCGTGTCGAAGTTGAAGATGGTGGTTACAACATCACCAATCCGCTGACGGTTGGTCGCAACCCAAACGTCACATCGTTCTCGTACTACGATAGCCTTCCTGTCGCTCAGACTGACGAATTCACTACGGTTGAATATCGTTGGTCGCGTGTTGGCGGTACGGTTATTATCTCCGATCAGGAGGAAGATGAGAACAAAGGTCAGGCAATGATCTTCAAGATCCTCAAAGCCAAGATGGAGGTTCTTGAGGAAAGCATCAAAGAGAAGTTCTCTAGCTATCTCTATGGTGCGGGTGCAGGCAAAGATCCGTATGGACTTGAAGCACTCATTCCTGACGATCCTACGACTGGTTCTCTTGGTGGAATCAATCGTGCAACGGAAAGTCAGTGGCGTACGTCTGCTTACGATTTTGGTAGTGGTGGCATCACTTCTGCTAATATCGAAGAAGCATTCGACGACATTCTGATGGATCTCACTCTCAAAGGTGAGAAGCCTGACCTTATTCTTGCTGGTCGGGATATCTACCGTACCTATCGCGCAGCGGTACGAGACAAGCTCGTCATCAATCTTGGTGAATTGAAAACCGGCAAGGGCATGGTCGATCTCGGCTTCGGCGGTATCGCTCATGACAAAATCCCTGTCGTGTATGATGAGGACTGCCCAATCAACAAGGCATACTTCATCAACAGCAAGTACTTGCGTCTTCACATGCTTAAGGGCGTAAACATGAAGACGAAGAACTTGTCTGCTCCGTGGGATACGGATGCGATTGGTCGTCGCGTCATCTGGCAGGGTCAGTTCTGTCTGTGGCGTGCTTACCGTACGCATGCTGTGCTGATTTCGTAAGGAGAGTAAGATGAGTGTTCAGGTTGCTGCTCCTGCACGACAGCGCATCGTTCCTGCTTTTGTTGTTCGTAAGCTTCCGGGAACTGTTGAGCGTGAAGTCATCACGTTTGACAAGGAAGGTAAGCGGACCACTCGACTTGTGAAAGTTGATGCAGGTTACGAAGTGTCCTTTCCTACGAAGGGACACAGCATTCGTGTGAAGAATGACGCAGAACTCAAGCGGCTTGGTTTTGATAAGACTGTGCCGCTTGTTGATGACGGTGCGGAACATGATGATGTTGTTGGCTACATGCCTAACAGCGTCACTACTGCATAAGGAGAGATGATATGACGGCGAAGGGTGATTTCTTCCCGCGTCGTATCAATGACTACGTTCCAAACATGCAGTACGCTGCTGATGTTAGGTTCGGTGGTCTCGGTACGATCCGTATCCCTGCACCAATCGTTGCCGATCCTGATGGTATTCTTGACGGGGTATCGATTGCAACGGCTGTTGACACGACTGTGTTTGAGGCAACGCTCACCGAAGATGCGATGTCGAAGTTCGGTCGTAATGTGACTGTTGTTGCGAGTGGTGCAGCTACCTCTAACGTGACTGTCTATGGTAAGGATTACCTCGGTCAGCCCATGGTAGAGAGTTTCACGCTTAACGGCAACACTCCTGTCGTTGGGTTGAAGGCTTTCCGCTACATTGATCGCATCACGGCAGGTGTGACTGCTGCGACGACAATTGATGTTGGTTGGGGAGCGCGTCTCGGACTTCCTTATCGTCTCATTGACGCGGTCAAGGAAGTTGTTGATCAAACGGTTGCTGCCAATGCTGGTACGTTTGTTAACGCTGTTGCAATCGGTACTTCGCATTCTGCAACGACAGGCGATCCTCGTGGGACGTATCAGCCTCACAGTAGCAACGTTCCCAATGGATCAAGGAACTATGATCTCACATGTTTGTGGGATACGACGCAGCTACACGGTGAGCCTCACTTCTTCAACTAACACCGTGTAGGTATATGATACACAGACGCTCAGTTACGGCTGGCGTCTGTGTATGCATTGTGAGGATGACATGGCAACCATTCAGTCACTAATCGAACGCATCGAAACACGCTTGTTTCTTGTGTCAGGTCTTGACGTGCAGATCCATGCAGAAGGTCAGCTAGAAGAAATGCTGCGTCATCGCTACAACGTGCTTTTTGATGATTTTTGGGATCCAGATTACACCCTGTTCATGTCAGTTACGCTAGATGGTGTGACAGGTGAACACACAACTGATCTCACAAACATTGTGCGTAGGTTTAAGGATATACACACACTGTATTGGGATGAGGATGAAGACCCACTTCCTCGCGTTACTCCTGGTAGTCAGCTTACACGAATTCGAACACGTAGTGTAATGCCTAGCGGTAATCCATCAACAGTGTTCAAAGTCATCCCTACAGACACAACTGGTCCTGTTCATTTTTGGTACCGTACACGTATCTCTGATGCTGTATGGGAAAACCAACAATACCAAACAGAAATCAACATGGATGATGAACTTTTGATGCTCGGCACAATTGCCGAGTTTCTTGCTAATGACGAAAGCAACATGACAGCTTTCCAACAATACCAGCAAGCATTTGCACAACGGCTGCAACAGATGCGAGAAGCACAATGGCAGGTTCCGCTCAGCAAACGCAAACTGGAACGTGACGGACCCCTTACTCGGTGGGAGTAACACATGGCACCGATGCGCGGTCTTAAGAACACAACTATCAGAGATTTCGGTGGTGGCTGGAATGTCGCTGATAGTGATCTCAATCTGAATTCACGTTACCAACCCATCAACAACAATGTTGTTAGGGGCATTGACGGATCGTTCTCAGTTAGACAAGGTTGTATGCTATCTGCTGATTTTGCTGATGGGACAGTTTCTGCAACAGTAACAGCTACTCGAACATTTACAACAACAAACACACAGCCTTACATTGATATCACCATTCCCTCGCATGGAAGGTCGAGTGGTGATCACATCACAATCACTTCAATTAGTAGCTTCATTGCTAACTTTGGTGTGGCCCAACTAACTGGTACATTCGGCATCTTGGTTATCGATGCAGACACCATTCGCATCTTTGCACAATTTGCTGCTGATGCTACTGTGAGTGATGGTAGAGAGATTACTTATTTCTTTGATGATCACACACTTGGTGGAAACATCATTTATAACACTTACTTCAACAGACGTCATGTTGTGTTCACTGACATCGGTGAGGTAGGTACAGAAGAAGAAGATGGGACACTCTCTCGTATATGGGGAGTAGCTGAGGCAGAAGCGTTGTCTCCCGGACTAGTCGGCACACGTAGATGTGAGCATTGGTCTGCTAGTACGTTCAAGTCATCGATCATCGCATGCAACGGTTACAACCGTGATAAGCCTATCCAGATCTTTGATGACTTCTCTGTTGAATTCCTTGTAGATAAAGCAACGATGTCAAATTCTGCTGTACCAAAAGCAGATTACGTTGTTTGTCTACAAGGATACGTGTGCTTCATCAGAACTGAGTTTGGTGATCCATTCGTTGAAATCTCTGCAAGAGGTACGGACGGTACATTCACACGTGAGCAGAATCCTGCTGATGCTGTAGAAGTTGATCTTTCAATGGTTACTTCTTCTACAGAACCTGTCCTACTTGGTGCAGGCGTTATTCGTGATAAATTGTATGTTGCTTTTCATGATAAGGGAATGATTGGAACACTTGGTTTGTACACAAGTAGTGGTGGGCATGAGCCTGATTTTGGTGATACGATTAGTGATAACGGAACCGTTTCGAACAGATCAATTGTATCTCTTGGCAATGACATCTTCATGGCCGATTACGCGGGTGTTCCTTCTGTGTCGATTAGTCAACAATCTGGTATCTTCGTTCCTGTGAGATTGTCTGAGCTAATCGCACCAGTCATCCAAGCACATCTCAGTTCCTTGAGTGCAGATACACTAAAGTACAAATCGTTTGCGGTGTTCAATCGCAATGATCGTACGTATATGCTGTTCTTGCCAATCTACGATGAGGTTGCTCAAGTACTTGAAACTGATCCTCTTGTGTTCAATGATGATCTTCGAGCACTTAATAGAGTAATCGTACGTGCGAAAGATCACGGTCTGTTTGCTAATTCCTCAGTCACTGTTTCAGGTGCTTCCGACGTCGGTGATCTTTCTGCGAATAATATCAATGGTGTGCGTAGAGTTGTCAGCATCATTGATGAAGACACCTTCGTAATGGATCTTGGTGGCGCTCCCTCAAGTAGTGGTATTGTGTCAGGCGGTGGTAATATTACAATCGTCCCACGTAATAACCAGATGATTGGTTACATCTTTGAGTTCAACAAGGAATTCAAGATCCGTAGATGGACACAGTATCGTGGATGGAATTTCGATTGTGGAACATCTTCTCAACGAGGTAAGGTACTTTTCTGCAAAGGATTGAAGACTTACCGTATGGGAGATAGTGAGACACCAATTCATGCTGACTTCGTAAATGATTATGATGTCAAAGGATGGAGTAATAATACTACTTACACTGCTGGTACACGATTGCTTCATATCGCAACGAACACTGTGTACATCTGTTTAATTTCTCATACAAGTCCTAGCACTGGTTTCTTCCTTGATTATGTTGCGGACAATCCAAACGTTTGGAAGTTGTATGAAGGTAATGCAATCAATTGGTCACTTGAAACTCCTTGGTCAGACATGAAGGCACGAGGGATCTTCAAGACAATCAAGTACATTAACATTGATAGTGAAGGATATGGAAACTTCACGGTCAGTGCTTTTGTCAATCAGATACGAACAAATCCTTCCACTAATGAACTTCTGCCTGTTCGAAGTATGACATTTCAGGCTGGTGATACTGGTGGATGGGGAATACAAAACCCAGGAACATTTGGTAGTGGCAGACGTACTCGTGAAGAGAAGGTATGGCCATTCAACGTTCGTGGTAAGCTTATTCGATGGAGATATGAAGGAGCTACAACGAAACGTGTCCGAATCATCTCTCATACGATGTACTACAAGCAAGGAAACATCAGATGACTGGTACGATCAAACGTACGACTGACAACTACAGCCTACGCATCCCATACTTTGATGCCCCAGGTTGGGGCAGTGCGATGGAGCGTAATTTCGATACACTTGATGCAGTGCTCTTTACTGCCAGTGGTCTTACAAATGTAAAAGGTGTGTGGGACAACGGTACTGCCTATCTCGTTGGTCAACGTGTTGTTGATGCTTCTGACAATACAATCTATCTATGTCTTGTGAACCATACAAGTGCGGCAACAGGAACGTTCGAGGATGATCGCATTGCCAATCCAACATATTGGCGACAGATTGTTAATTCATTCACGAATGGTGGTGAGTGGCAAGCATCAACACTTTATACGTTGAATACATTCCTTGAGGATGCAGGACGGTTTGGCGTCGTTGTTGTTGATGTGTATACGTCAGGTACCTCTTATGATGCTGATGTTGCAGGAAACAAGATTGTTACACTGATTGACATCTCAGAGTTTGATCCAGGCGAAGGTGTGTTTTCTGTTAATGGTCAGACAGGAACAGTCGTTCTTGAAGACAAAGACATTCCTTTCACTCCTGCTAATGGAATTAGTTCTACGGATGTTCGCAATGCAATCCTTGAAATCAACAATGATATTATTCAAGTTGATTCAAATCTAACTGCTCTAGGAAACTCTCTTGGTGCACTTGCAAGTCTCAATACCATCAATGGAAGTAATTGGAGTGGTGAAGATCTAGCAATTGCGGATGGAGGAACAGGTGCATCAACTGCGCCAGGTGCTAGAACTAACCTTGGTCTCGGTTCCTTGGCTGTTGCCTCTACTATCAATGGGAGTAACTGGAGCGGAACTGATCTTGCTATCGCTGATGGTGGTACTGGTGCTTCTACTGCTGCTGGGGCAAGAACGAACTTAGGACTAGGTACTGCCGCAACACAAAATACAGGAACAAGTGGTGCTAACGTTCCTTTGATGAATACAAGCAATACTTGGGGAGGAACACAAACACTAAATAACTTGGTTGTTGGAGGAACAACTACGCTACAAGGAGCAATAGGACAACATAAGGTCACTGCTTCCACTTGGACAGATTTCACTGTTGAGAATACGAGTGGTGCAACAACAGGTGCAAGCTTTAAATTGTTGTGTGGTTCAGATGATTGGTCAATTTCTCACAGAGGGGATGACCAGAATAGTGCTTTGTGGTTTATGTATAATAATGTACAACAAATGAGAATAAGTACAGCAGGTGATATGGTCGTAGCTGGTGATGTCACTGCTTCATCTGACATTAGAACCAAAAAGCCAGAAAGCATTCGTCCAATCACTAATGCCCTTGCTAAGGTGCGTCAGCTCCAAGGTGTATACTTTGAAAAGCTTAGCACACCAGGTAAGGTAAGCATTGGTGGTATCGCTCAGCAATGGGAAGAAGTTATTCCTGAGCTCGTTCATGATGATGCCGAAGGGTATAAATCCATTGCATATGGCAATGCGTGTGCACTTCTTATTGAGGCGGTGAAGGATCTTGCAGACATCGTAGAAAATATGTTGATGGAGGATGACGAATGACCCTTGGTAATCTTCCTCTTTCAATGAGTGAAGTAGCAAGTGAGTTAGAAACTTCACTACCTCTTTCCATCAATAATCCTAGATGTTTAAACCTTGCTGGAGTTTCTTCTGCACCAAATAGCATGAGTAACTTTGCAAACAAGACAGGTATCACTCTTCTAGCTAATCCTCCTGCAAGTGCTTTAGGAACAAATCATTCATTTGCTGGTGTAAATCTTGGCGTACCTCATGCAGGTAGAAAACTCATGTTACTTGTATGGGCATTACAAAAACCCTCAGCATTAGCTCCTGGAAGTGTTATACTTTCAAATATTTCAGTTGGTGGTGTTTCTGCTACAGATCTCAGTTTAGCTTATTGGCAAAATGGTGCAGGTAGTACGTTGATGGTTGCGCTAGGTTTTCGTATTGTTGTTGTTCCAACAGGATCAACTGGTACAATTTCTATGACTTCACCATTTGATACAAGAATTGTTGTTAGAGTTCTGTATATACCAGAAGCTTTTTCAACATTTGATAGTGGAGCTAATTCTGCTGGTAGTGGTCAACAATTAATCACAACTGCTAATGTTCCTGCTGGTGGTGCAGCAATTGTGATGGCAGCAAGAACAAATAACACAGATGATGTTAATTTGGTTGGCGTAAATGCTAATCAAATTACTACTGCTGTTGCAGGAACATTCCGTTGTGAAGCTGGTTGGCAAAACAAAATGTCAGCACAGAATAACAGGAACTTTGGTTTCAACGGAGGATCTGTGAGTGCGATTGGTGTAACTGGTGTACTCACTCTTCAACCTTAAGGATGCCTTTATGCTTAACTATCTAAATCTAGGAGTAGGTGGTGTTCTTGGCGCTCTTGTAGTAACTGTACCTGTGTATCTTTACGGAAAGGCAGAAGGACGTCGTCAAGTCGCAATCGAAGCACTTGAGGTAACTGTAGAAGTGCTCACAAAGAGAAGGGAGATCAACAATGAAATCAATAGTGCTGATGCTTCTGATTTGTGCTCCTATCTTGGGTTGTCAAACAGTGACGTCGAAGAATGTGTGCGCAGGCTTCGAGAAGTTAACACCAAGAGTATCGACTAGTGTGTATATCATCCAAAATGATCGTACATTCGCTAATCAAGTAGCCGGGCATAACAAGTCTGGTACGGTGCAAGGGTGTTGGAAATGAATGAACAACTTCCTCTTAAGACAAAGAAACGTTACAGAGTTGAGGAACTTCGAAAGAGTGTGCAGGACATAGAGATTTTGCAGCTTGCCAGAATGTTCGCAGAGGAAGTTGACCTAGAAGAATACATAGATGAGGAAACGCTCATTCTCTCATGCATCAAGTGTAGGAATGACCTGGAACGTAAGAGTGTCAATACATTCATTGCCTATGACAACTACGATCCTATTGGCTTCCTCGTAGGTATTGCGTCACCCTGCTTCCATCGACCGGGCATTGTCGCAGAACAAAAACTATGGTATGTTGTCCCTCAGCGACGAGCAACTATTGCGCCAATTCTTCTTGTACGTGCTTATGAAAAGTGGGCACGCATCAACGGCGCAACGCAAATCTACACCGGATCGGCAAACGCACCGCTCTCCGAGAAAACCTCCAAACTTCTAGAACATCTGAACTACCGGAAGGTAGGTGCGATACACGTGAAGGAGATCTAACGTGATTCCTGCATTCATTGCGGATTTGGAAAACCGCAAGCGTCGTGGTGAGTTTGAACAAGAGAACCGCCTCGGTGCAGAGATCGGTGATAGCTATGAGATGGAATTCACCGATGAAGAAGATGATAGTGATGAGCCTGTACTTGAGAGTAAAGGTGCCAGTCCGCCTCCCCCTCCCTCTCCGATGGAAGAAGCACGAGCACAGATCGAACTAGAACGACAGCGTGCACAGCTGGAACAAGAAGCACTAGAAAGACAACGAGCATACGAAGAAGCACAGAGGCAGGCAGCGATCGAGCGTCTTCGGGCGCAGCATCAGCAAGCGTATGAAGCTGCACTAGGCTATGGTGAGCAACAGGTTGGTGCACGCGGCTTTGACGCAGGTCTGGTTGATCAGTATGGTCTGCTTGATCTGTACAATACTGCTATTGACAATGCTCGTATGGGCATTGCTCCAACAGATGAGAATCCATATGCATCGTATGGAACGCGGTCAGCATTCAATGAAGCACTCGAAACTGCACAGGGAACCTA